AACTTGCATCATCCCATTGCTTAGCTAATACCGTATGAGTAGTTGTATACTCTGGGTCTCTACTAATCTCATCTACTACATCTTTAATAGCCAGTGCACTTTCGTCACGACCATAATTCTTAGGTACGTAACCAGTATTTTCCACATCTAAATCGAGGGTGTCTACACCTGTTCGTTTCAGAATGTTTGCAATAGCAGCCTTGTCCCCCTTCAACGCATCAATCATCAAGTTCACATCATCATGACCCAATTGAGCTTGCTCAAGTGCATCAATAGTTTGTCGCCACGGTTTAATACCTTGCATCTTACGAGTATAGTCCATTGCTTGTCCAAAGACCTGCGGGAACCTCTCCATAATCTCATCAGCAGTAAACTCATACTCCTTACCATTAGCTTTGTACTTGTACATCTGCGTTGGTTGTGCTTCCGCTTCTGCAGACTCATCATTAGCCTCTGGTTGATCTCCATCTGCAGTGGTGTCTCCGTCAAGCTCACCTCCTACATTCGTAGATTCTTCAGCATCTGCCTCATCCACATCATCTTCTGCACCATCATGATCGGAGCCTTTTTCGAGGTTGTCCTGATCATCATAGTCCTGCTCACTAGCAGCATTATCTAATTCATTATTAGTAGATAGTTCATCACCTACAGCTGCCTTGGCAGCGCGGAAGGCTTCTTCCAACTCCTCATCGTTCATATCCCACATATCCATAACCTACTCCTTATTCTTCTTCTTGTTCTTCTGTGAACGAAGTAGTGAGTTGCTTCACTGTGGTAAACCAATCCTGCAAATTTGAAATCGCAATCAAGCGTTCCATAATCTCAGGTCGACCCCCAGACTTCCGTACATAATCAGTAGCTAACATACTTGTCTGATTAACCGCAAAGTCCTTAAAGTACCCTTCAAGAATCAATTTCTTAAAGTGTGGGTTCTTTTCTAGCTCTTCTAGCGCATTAGCTAGTTCAGCCCAATAGTTGTTTTCTGCTTCAAATAGTTTCATTTCATCTGGGGTTAGATTGCTCATTATGAGTTCCTTTCCTAGTTAGTAGTTACATGCAATATCGCATGCTATTGGATTATACACATATACATGTCTATGTCAACACCTAACTACTAATCATCATGTAAATGACATCCTCTTCACAGATTTAGCCCCAACACTTAATGGCTTATTACTCTTACCTATAGGAGTAATCCACTTACTTACATCAACGGCTTTAGGCATAGCAAACTTAAACAGTCCATCATCTTCAGGATACAACGCACTTCTATGACCATTTAGCTCAGCTCTACTTGCAGCAATCCTAGCCTGCTCATCCTCATACGAAGCTCTAGCAGTACTTATATCAACCGGTAACAAAGCCGAAATAGGTTTATCTACAGGAGTAGTTTGAACTACACTACCAACCTTAGTCTGATTACTAGTAGGTGTATAGTACCCAGTACCACCACTTTCACCTTTCTGAATCACACCTCTCATATCATCAAACGACGAATTGTTATAATCACCCTTAGGCAGACTGGTCCACACTTTGTGTAGATTAGCTTTATCTGCCCTGTCGTAGATCACCTTAGCCATATTATCTTGCACTTCAGGACTAAACTGAGTATTACGCCAGTTATCACCATACAGTTTACTACCTACATCCTGCATAGTATCACCAACAATCTGGTAAGCACCTACAGCACTACTACCCCTACCTGTACCCTTCAAACCTAGTTGCTCATTATCCCTAGTATTAGGTATAAGAGTATTCCTACCAAAGTCATACAGTTCACCCATAGTCATCTGAGTAATAGGTTTATCAGTACTTCCATACTTACCATTACCAAGTATAGTATTGTAAGCATCTACTTCATTAACTGTGCTCATTTATTTACCTTTGGTTTTTTCTTGCAAGCCATACCTATCCCCTTATACCTGCAGTAGTTATAGCGGATGGTTGTATCTTCTCTTTCGGTAAAAGTCCTGTAGCTGTCCTGGCCACACCCTTGACTACTTTTGCTGCTAATCCTTCCGGTTTATCTACAGTACCTGCATAGTAATGGTTAGTAGCGTTGTTACTACTATTATACATCTGAGTACCTGCCGCTTTACTAGCTAAACCTTCTTCCATATCAAGCTCCTAGAACGTATGACGTAGCTGTAATAAAGCATTAGTAACTTTATCATGAGGATCTAGGTTAACGTTACCATTAACTGACGTATTAGGAGTTACTTGGTAACCTGCATAAGCTCCTTTATACCCATCATCACCAAAGTAAGTTCCACCGTAGTTACCACCGTTACTGTTGAGTGTAATACTATTACTATTAGTTGACGAACCATAGGCAGGCATTTCCCTAATATCTCTAGATAACTCTACATTACCTCTGCCTACAGGTAAAGACACACCAACACTACCTTCTTTAGTCTCTGGACGTAATCTATCAAAAGGGTCATACGACGTATTAAACCCATCAGCACTTCCAACATATTTACCTGCTAAATGTGCAGCAAGTCCTTCAGTAGCACTACTAAGCCTAGCACCCATCCCCACGTTCATACCGTTGTTTGTTGTGGTATTTGACTCAGGGACGATCATAAAATTATCAATTAACGCCATACTACATATCCTATTCTACTACCTAAACCAACCAGCTACCTTAGCAGCCAATCCTTCCGGTGGACCATCGTACACAGCAGTAGGGATAGTACCCTCTGGTAGTTCATTATTTAACCATTGTTGGTGCATCCTATCAGTAGCTCCTTGATTATAACCCCAACCACCTTGTGCTAATTGTGGCTGTGGTTGAACAACTGATGGTTGAGCCGCTGGTGCTTGTACCTGACTAGAAGCCGTCTCTTCTGCACCAACTCTACGAATATCCGATTCCTGCCTAGCAGTCCACATACCCATAGCTTTCTGTGTCTTAGGCCCATCAATACCATCAACTTTGAGATTAGTGCCTAGTTGTCTATTCAACATACGCTGCTTTTCCATTACGTCCTCATTAGAGGCTGACCTTTTACTGGGTGAAGAGTAGGTACCAGAAGCTGTATTTTTACTAGGTGAAGCGTAGATATCAGCCTTACCAAACATACTTACATCAGGAGTAACCCCACGTATAGCCTGTGGTACCATAGCACTTACTTTCTGTTCTGGGTAACTATTCCACTCACTGTTAAACCTATTAGCCTCGTTACTACGCATTACATCCTGTTGATGTTCCAATAACGCTCCTTGTGCATCCCTACCAGCTTCTTCAAATGATATTCTTGGTTGCATAGGTATTATAGGAGCAGACACTCCGTAGGTACCTGATTTAACAGTGCGTCTTGTAATAGGTTGTGATCCAATAATGTTCATAATTGTACCTCAATAACAGCTTTATCTATCAATACTTCTTTCATACCTAGTCCTTGAATGGTCCATAGCCTAGTTGTGCTCTATCATCAGCAAACTTACGAGCTAAACCGATAGTACTATCCAGGTTTTGTCTTTCACCAGTAGTTGCTTCTTTAACTACAGTAGCTACCTGCTCTTTACTAAGTCCAGGAATTAGTGTAGGTATTTCTCTACCTTTGTATTCAGTAGAGTATTCTGTAACTGCTGTATCACCTGAGCCTACGTTACCTAACCAACCGTTACCTTTAGGTTGATTACTGTTATACCTGAATCCATACTGACCACCAGTAACCATGTCTACTGGTGATCTTTGTTGCGGTCTTTGCATAACTGCAAGTTGGTAAGCTAACCCATCCATTACATACCCATAGCAGCTTTACCTGCTAAGCCTTGTGCAGGTAAAGCTTGTTGTTGTTGTGGAGCCTGTGCCATCTGTTGAGCCATCGCAATAGCTTGTTGGATTAACTGTGTAGGTACACCTGCTTCAGCTAGTTCTTCAGGAGTAATACCCTGCATCAACAACTGAACTAGTTCTTCTAGTGTAGGCATCTGTTGACCCATACCACCTGCACCATCAGCTGCTGCTTTTTGTGCTAAACCCATTTCTTCTTCACCCATGTCCTACTCCTTACTTAATTAACTGTGGCATCTGGTCTTGTGTAATAACTGTATCTGATACCTTCCGCCACATATTCTTACTTACGTTTCAATCTAGCTACCTCGTGGTCAGCTACAATACCAAACGTCTTTTTATCAAACTCAGCCAAGTACTCAGCCTGTAACTTATTCATTTCATGCTCATGCTTAGCTTGTAATTCTTGCATTCTTTCCCTAGCACTTGTACCACTATCCCTCTCTAGGAACTCTAGGTCCGACAAGTCAGCAGTACTATTCAAATTCCTGGCCTTAGCTGCCTCAACCTGTACTTTCTGTTGTTTCAACTGTGCGTCAATTTCATTTTCTTGCGCCCTAGCCATCTTATCAGTAACGTCAGCTCTCATCTTCTCGATCTCAGCCTTCATCTTCTCCATAGCTAACTGCTTCATCTGTTGTTCCATTGGATCCTGTTGTGGTTCATATTTCCTCAAGTTAGCAGCTTGGTCAGGTAATCTACTTAGTTCCAGAATCTGTGCCATCAACTCTTTCGTAATCACAGGATCTAGTCCAGCACCAAGCGTCTGCAACAGAAAACTTAACTGTTGTACTTTAGCTGCGTCATCTTCCGCAGTACTAATAGACAAGTCAATATCTATACTACCATCCAAGTCATCCCTACGAACAGGTACGAATTTCTCATTAGTAACCCTAACTACTTCTTCCTCTTCCAAGAACTCAGCATTATATACCATCCACTTTCTTAGCAGTGGCTTAACTAAGTTCTCCGAAATATTCCTTACAATATTCATCCTACGTACCGAGGTAGCATCCATAGCACCTCTAGCACCTGTAGCTGTCTGACCTAGGCTAGCACCATTGATCCCGCCACTAAAGCTCTTAACTCCAGTTAAACTCTCAATCTCATTGTTCATCATACCTAGCATATCAAATGCTGAACTAGGTAACGGGTTGAAGCTACCCTGCCAGAAGTCATCCCTAGTACCATTGTACTCGAAGCTCTTACCTGACAGGTACTTCTTTCTGTTCACCGGGTCTAGTGCACCTTTCCTTACACCCACCTGCCCATTATTACTCTGTGCCATGTTATCAATCAAACCACGCATAATAGCAGTCTTGATCTTCTGGTTGTCACCAATCAACTCCGCATTAGCTTCGCCAAATATATGGAACGGTACAGCGTTGAACGGCACCACAAGGAACGGGGGCTTACCATCAGGATACGGATTATCCTGCAACCGAATAATAGTATCATTCACCCAAGCACATACAATAGGTTCAGCTACACCATCTTCATCCACATCATAGTTACCCCAGTACTCATGTACAATCACTTTCCTACGAGCATCATCCTTGAACTGAAACCTTGTCTGGTCCTCTGGTCTATAATCGTAATCGTAGCTAGTTTGGCCTAGACTTTGAGCTACTCTCCCTAAATTCTTATATCTACCATCTTTTTTCAGTGTAGATATATCTGTCTCATATCTATAGATAACGAACTGGCACTTATCCATGTCATCTTCACAAGTAGGATCAATGTAGATATCTTCATTCCTGCAAACCTTTGCTGTAGGTTGGTTCCTCTTCACTACAGTCTGCTCTTCTTTTCTTGTAGTAACAAACTGTTGACCGTATTCATCTACTTCAACTACCTCGACATCAGCCATTACCTTTTCTTCTTGGTAATCCCAGCCTGTCTGGATAATAGCAGTACCTTCCATATCTAGTACCTTCACAGCCTTAGCCATGAAATTATACCTATCAAATCGTCTACAGAATTGTGTATTCAGTAATAGTTGATTCTGCCTAGCAGCATGTGCATCTTCCGACGTAATCGGTAAACACTTAACCACATCTGAACTACTTACAAACGGATCAATAATACTCGCATGTTGCCACTCGCTCTGCTTCTTGATATCTCTACTGACGATAGCAGACTTACCAGCTTCTTCATTTCCATACTTCTCACCATTGTGCTGATTAGTCCATTCCCTACGCTTCATATCCCACTGTTTCTTTGTAGGTGTAGCGTTAGTCAGGTCAGCCTTTAAAGACTGTAGTAGTTTTGATTTATCAACTGCCATATCAATACCTTAAATTATTATTGGTGTAGTATATCATTACTTCTTCAGTTTATCTAGTAGGTCTCAACCGTAGTCTAATTTAACTCTTGCGTAACACCTACCGCCCAGTTGTGACAGGCATTTGCGTATCTTGCCGCATCATCAGCTTCCCTTGCCAGTTCGACAAGAAGGTTGATACCCTCGTCTGAAAATCCGCTTGTGGTGGTTGAGCTTGCACACTGGCAGGAATTACTGGTTTTGGGCATGGTGCGGTTACTGCCACTGGCTGCGTGCTGCAACCGCTTAACATCAGCAGCAAGCTTGATATTTTCAGCATGTGCATCATCGATTGCTCTTGCTTTGATAGCATTATTCACCTCTATCGTAGTGTTTAACTGGTTAACATTGTGCTCTTTGTCTAGCGTCGCTTTAACTTGATTGCTGTAGGCTTCATTCCAAGTAGTATGAAGTTGTGCAATTTCAGCGTTAAGCTTTAATCCATTTACATACCATCCAGCAAAGAAACTGATAGCCGCTGCTGTAATCATTTGGTAAAACCACATCAATATCGCCCTTCATATTTATTAGCACGACTATATACTAATCCAATGTAACCACGATTAATATCATATGGACTTTGGCCGTATCCCTTAAATGGTTTGTGGCTTTTAATACTGCTTAACTCTACATTACCAAACCATATATTGGGGTTGCAGTTTGGTGACATGCTGCATTTTAAGCGTTCTTTACGTAGCCCACCAATGCCGCCATTATAAGCAGATAACGCCATACGGTAATTATCATCTGGTGTTGCAGCGCCTTTGACCTCACTACTTAAATCTCGCATGTAGACGACCAATCCACGCAGCTGATAATTAGCTTGATAGGGATGATCAAATGACCAGTTTCCCCAGTTAATTTCTGGGTGTTTGGTTTTGATCTCCTCAATAGCATCAAAAGATTGTGTCTTGGTGAATTGGCTTAAGCCTACCCCCCATTCTCTGGCAGTCCTAAGCTCCGCATTTGGCGACCAGCATTTGGGGGATTTAAGCGAGGTACAACTTTCTTGCTCAACCTGCCCTGCTAATAGGCTAGGATTATAGTGTTCATGCCAGTAGCTAACCTGTTCTTGTTTAAGAACTGGCAAGTATGTAAGCGCATTGACTGGCAAGGCATCCATATCAGTGCCCTGCTGTCATAAGCATACTAATCATTATCGCAAAAGCGGCTACCATCAACGACGCGCCTAAAAAGACTAATCCGCTACCTGTCGATGATAGGGATGCTTGTTCTGCCACATCGCCCATATCGATGTAAGGCAATAAGATTTTGCGGATAATATGCGTCAATCCAGCAACCAACATACCTAGCGACAGAACGCTAACAAATTCCAATAACAAGCTGGCGTTAACGGCATAAAGGAAGATAATAGCTGGAACAAATAACCAAAATAAGCGTTTATCAAAGTGTTTCATCTGTGTGTTTCCTTGTGTTTAAGTTAAAGGTGTTTAACCAGCAGCGCCATAGCTGGGGCGACAATAAGCGTTAGTACACCACCATACGCATAAAGGCGTGTTTTTGTCTCTCGATAGTCATCACGTAAGCTGTTTATCACTGTGTCCATCGTATCGATCTTTTTATTGACACGGCTGAATGTTTGTTCATTTTCCGTGCTATTCCGTGATATTTCTCTGGTGAGCTCAGCAATACTATGTGATAGTGTCAAGTTGCTTTGTACCTGTTTTTCCATCGTCGTATCGAGCTTTGATAAGGTTTTATCAAGATGCGCAAAATCATTCTCTAAGCGCATGACACGCTGAGTTATATCATCCATTTATTTTCCCGTCTTCTGCAAATAATTCATATTAGTTATACACCTTCACTCTTCTTGCAGTGGTCTTTTTCCACCTTGTTCAACAACTTACATAGCCACACAGCCCAACATTCACGATCTATATTATCTTGACTATGGCGGTATGCGCGGCTAGATATAGTTTCATCTGGATTGCCATTAAATGCGGCATTAGCTAACTGGTCTGCTGATACTGCTAATGTCCATGCGTGGTTTGGTGAAAATACAGCAGCCCACGTATATTTAACAGCCCACCAAGCCACTGCCAGTAGAAGCAGTGGGAGTAAGGCAATAAGAGCTAATCTATTCATAGCTTACCAGCGTCAATAAAGAACTGATCTAACTGATTACCAGACAATCCTAGTTGAGTAGCTGCAGCGATTAGTAGTGGTGAAGTACGTTCGATTGATGTACTGAACTCCCACCAGTCCTTAACGTCTTGGGTACACGCAGATACATAATCCTCTACAGCCTGGCGCATACCAATTGCTGTGAGTTGTAGGCGAACTTGACGAGGGGTGATGCTACTTACATACTGTTTGCTATATGGGTCGTACTTTGGCAACTGCGTCACAAAATCATCTACACTTGTAACAGGTGATTTCAACAATTCGTAGGCTTTAACCCATACAGCATCTTGCCACATAATAAGGGATTCAGCTTCTGCCTTCCACGTACCGTTATTCAAAAACTGTACTACTTCTGAAAAGTTGCGATAGTCATGCTGCTGTGCTGTCTGATCAAGTAAAGAGTAAACAACTATTTTAGATTGCTGGGTAAGTTGCTCCTGAGTGGGAGCATCTAATGGAAACGGAGTATTACCATCCGCAATCCAAGCTAGAATAGCTTCTCTTTCACTATTACCTGGAGCATCAGGAACTAACATGCTTCCATTCAGAACCCAACCCTTAGGTTGGGTTTTAACTGATATGATTTCAATTGTACTTAACATTGTTTAATCTCCCTCTTTTTTTTTTTATAGTTCTGCTGATGCAGTCCAGTTTATTGTAAAATAGCACTGACCAGATCCACTAGATTGAACATATGCAGATACAGCATTAGTAGATATTAAATCGACAATACCTGATCCAGAAGACACATTATGTGAATCACTTCCAAGAGTAGAACTTACAGACGGCGGAATTCTTTTTCTTGTTAGAAAGAAATAAGAAGCAGGCATGGGGTCATTTTGAGCTGAGGCGACACCCCACCATCTAATAGATCCGCTTTCATAGTATCTCGCGCAAGCCTCAATTTCTCCACCGAACTCACCGTCATAAGGATGCCAGCCGTTGGTAGCAATTGGACCGTCTTCGAGTTTTACTTGAGCAATATCAAATGTACCTGATTGTTGGCCTAAGCCAGCAGTATCTCCATTAATGTCACTACCAGCATCAAACCAAAAGGCTAAGACAGTAGATGAAGTTTGTGGGCCATCTGTTCCAAGTGTTCTTCCAATAATAGAGGGCATAGTAAGGGTAATTACTTTCTTTTGCCAAGTTGTAGTTAGTGGTACTTGTTGTGCTTCGATAGAATACACGGTCGCACTAGGGCTTCCGCCAGAGCCGGGCTGTTGCCAAAACTCAATCGCAATATTTTTATTAGCATCTGCTTTAGCCCAGAATGATAAAGTTACTTGTTTTCCAGATAGCAAAGCGACATTCTCAATTGGCTGCCACTTAAAAACATAGTTACTAGCACCAGCCACGCTATTGACGACGGTTCTGCTAAAATACGTTGCATTAAATAGTGCTCTTTCTGTATCTCCGCACACCACTTGTGAATGTGTTTTAGTTGAGCCCTGGGAAAAATTACTCCACCTACTATCAGACCCATACCCGCTTGTAATCTGACTTGTACCGTAATCCCACTTATCGAAATTACCGTTGATCAGATAATTTCTTCGACCACCTTTCTCTCCTACAACAAACGCAGTTGTGGCTAACTGGGTAGTGTTCGTACCTGCTGAGGCGGTTGGTGCAGTAGGCGTGCCAGTCAGTATCGGTGATGCTAGGGGGGCTTTTGCATCCAACTGTGTCTGTACGCTAGTCATTGCTCCAGCCGTTAGACGCATCTCTACGCGATTACCAGCAGCAAATGATCCAGCAGTAGTACCTTCTTGTGCGCGTACTACAGTTACTGTTGTACCACCACTAGTCCCTGTGCTAGTGACTTTTACAATTTCCCAACCACTTTCAGTAGCACCTGATTTATTAAATAAGGTAAGTAAAAAATAGTCTGGTGCAGTTAGTGCCGGTAGATCGGTGCCTAAAACAAATGTAGTATCTGTTGTGGATACAGCGTTAACCAGTGTAGTTGCATAGTTGTTAATAAACTTGGTACTCATGCTTTAACCTTTAATTTCATATCTGGCCATCTAACGCCATCTTGGTTGATCGGGTCGAATGTCACTAAATGACATTTATAACTGCCTACCTCTGTAGGAGCAAAGGTCATGCCGATACTAATTTCCACAATGCCATCTTGTTTCTCGACAAATAGGGACTGATCAGTAATAGTACGTAAACCCTCAATGACAAATGCATATTGATTAACTGCCATTAAACTCTCTGCTACGCCACCACGAGTCAGGCGTAGAGAGAAAGTATTATCACGACCTTGGTAAATAGCTTCTACTATCATAGTTAGTCATTGATCTGATAGTACAGCTGTGAAATTGTTACACTAGCACCAACACCTGTTACTGTTTTACCAGTACCATAATCTTTTACTAACAGGATGCTACCTGTGTTGTCTGCTGTAGTAGTTAGAACAGCCCATCGTAATGTTCCCCAATTATCTGCTGTGGTTGTCCACGTCTGGTTAGCAAGAATAACTTGCCAGCCACCAGTACCAGCTTGTACTGTCCAGTTAGCAGCGGTTAGTGTTTTAGCTGCATACCCAGAACCAGCTTGTTCTAACGATGCAATATCAGTGAGTGCAGTTGCTTCTACGATATTAGCATTATCTGTGTATAAGCGCAAAAACAACTGAGTAGGTGCTGCAGTACCCTTAAAGTAAGCTTTAAGTGTACCATCACGAAGTTCCTGTGAAACAAAACTAGACATTTATGAATCTCCTATAGGCGTGTTTATTTCTAAGATAAGTGTAGCAGATTCTATTGCTAATTGCCACGTATTATGTAACATATCTCCATAATATGAAGATATATCTGTATCAGTTAACCTCCAAGTAGAGGTAATTCCACCAACGAAAGTCAGTGATAGTCCTGCCGATAAGGTTTCCGACTGTGAAATACCACCATTAACAACGCAGCCTATAAGTAACGTAATATCTTCACCAGTATTACTAGTACCATTTAACGTACCGTAGTTAACTATACAGGTATTAAGCGCACCGTAATAACCTAATAGATCATTATGTGGGAGCGCCCAATCATAAGCAACACCGCCAACAAGAGTCCTAGATAGTCCAGCATATAAGGTTTCCGACTGTGAAATACCACCATTAACAACGCAACTTATAATATACTTACTACCAATACCGAATGTTCTAGCTAACCCTCCAGATAGAACATCACTGAGGATATTATTAGCTTTAAGAGTCCAGCTGGAAATAACTCCATCAGATAGCACATCACTAAATGCGCAATTAGCCTTAAGCGTCCAACTAGCGTCGACTCCACCAACTAGAATATTACTGAAGATACCATCAGCTTTAAACACATAGTCAGAAATGACCCCATCAAGTAGTGTAGCATCTTCATCGGTACTGCTAGTACCATTTAATGTACCAGTGTTAAGCGCACCATAATTCATACAAATCCTTTAGTCCATAGTCTGTATACATCAAAACTATCGTAGTTGTACATTGTATCTACTATACTCTCCAACTCTATGCATAATGCTTCATACTTCTTTAAGTACCCAACACCCTCATCACCTACCGGAGTAACGCTACGAATAGAAGAATATCCCCTATATGCTACATACATCCGTAATGCTTCTAGGAACATCACATTCAGAGGGATATTATCTTCCAACCCTACACTCTTAGGAGATGTAGTGTAATTAATATAAATAGATACTACCTTATCCTCATTCTTACCACTTACTACAAACGTGTTATAGGCAATAGTCCTCAAAAACAATTTATTATAGCTATTCTGTGAGAATAGGAACTCAATATTCTTATCATCTACTGGTATATCGAGGTACTTATCGGTAGTAACACCTACAACTGATAACGCTGTATCAGGTAGTTTAATCTGTGCCGATTCCATCATACTTTCAGTGTACGTATCATAAGGCTCTACATCAGCTTCATATGTATCTACCTGCAAGGGAAACTTTTTGTATAATGATACTAGTCCTTGATTAACAAAGCTAATCATAGTACTCATATTCTCATTCTGTTCTTCGGTATCAGTAGGTAAGCCTGTACCGACATCCCGCAAAGTGATCTGTCTTAAATCACTATTTGCTATATCTTTTATGAAGTCTATTACTTTCATAGCTATCCTTATACTTTGACCTACCACAACCTATCATAGTATAACACAAACTAGAATACCGTACTACCGGGTTTACTAGTTTCTTTATCATCTAGATCACCAGTCCAGATCATACCATCCTCATCCACTACACTATGACCTTCATATTGTATTTCACCACTACCAGCTATAATATCTATAAGACCTAATTGACTAACCACATCACAGAAGTCATCATGGTCACTGAACCCTGTATGTGTAGCACCTCTCAATTGCTTTAGTGCTTCCTTCATATCAGGTGAGTCTTTCAGCTCATTAGGGAAATAGATCTTACCATTCTGGAACTGTGGTACCATATACCTGAACCTCTCATGTTTACTACCAGCATTCCTACTCCTGATACCCTCCTTACTGCCTGTAGCACCCTTCTGCCTTGCGAATGTGAAGTACCTATTAGTAACCATCATCTTCTGCTTCAGGGCGTGCATATGCAGCAGCTGCTGACCATCTACCTCAATACCTGTTTCAACTACTCTACCACCTTTGCCCCACGACATAACCAACCTAAACAACGAATTGTGTTGATCATCGATATCCATCTTCTGTAGTACTAAATCTAGTAGATAGTAATCCCAGTTGCTACTAACAGCCCATACACCTATCCCGCAGAAGTCACTGCTAGCAGCACTGGTAGTAGTTAAGTCAGTAGTAATATACAAGCTATATCCACCTAAATTTGGTAACAGTAGTTTCCTGTCATACCACTGAATCAAGTTATCAGGAACTAATCTGTCCTCCTCATTACTAACCCTAAGCATCAACTCCTGGTTAAACGACCTAGTAGAACCTGTAGCCACAGCATCTAGGTACCTATCCATAACACTGGTGTAGTCATGCATATCAGGCCACAAACCTACGAAGTTTTCCTTATGCATACCTTCATATATCTCTTTGCATATCGGTGTAACCAGCGGTGTAAAACCGCCACTCTCTACCATCATATATACAGGATCTCTCTTATGGAATGGTGTGTTAACTAGTACGAACTGTGTATTCTTAGCTCTCATGGCATTCTTAGCATCACTAGTTAGAGCAGTTATCACGTTATGCATGATAGTATCAGAGTAAGCATCAGCCTCGTTCTTAATCGTATCATCACCGATAATCAATCCATAGCGGTCACTAGTCACCGGGTTTCGTGAACCTGAACGAATACCACCACCCTGCACACCCTTGAACTTGATAAGCATGTGCCTCTTCTCAATAGGCTCAGTACCCTTCCTAACCAGTTCCACTTCACTCTCTGTACTCCTAATCGTCTCGAACCACTGCTTAGCAAACAGACTCTTCTCCAGCACACCACCCATCAACTTAGCCTGATCCCTAGCACCACCTTGTTGACTATCTGATAGAATCAGAATATGACTAAGTGGACCAGTAGCTGGAAGACTACCTCTTATAGCAGCCACAATCGGGTAGAACAACGTAGTAATAGTAGATTTAGCGGAACCGCGTGTAGAGATAATACCTACCTGCCTTGGGTTAATCGTAATCAAGTCTTGTATATCTTTCGGGTACGGGAACTGTTCTTTAGTTAGGTTACCATACAGCATATCTATGATGAAGTAATGGAACTTAGGGTTGGGTACTTCGAAGTCCTCTCCATAGAACACCCTAATCAAGTTAAAGAATTCTAGTGCATCCGTAGACGGTGTATAGTTACTAAACGTCAAATCTACATTATCTAGTGCATAGTCAATATCAAATCTCTCACGCTTCACTGTAGTCACCCTCCACTATATTCAAACTAATACCAGTCTTCTGTACATCCCTAATGTCATACCCACCTTCCAGTAACCGCTTCTGATTAACCGCCAACTGAGCTAACTGCTCATTCAGTTTCTCTTGCATACTCATAGCTTCTGAACCTAACCCAATACCTAGTTCAATCTTCATATTCTCTGGTCCTTTAGTTGCAGCCAGTAACTCTTTAGCAGCATTAATCTTGTCTCTATCCTGCTTAGCTGTCTGCATAAGTGTAGCTAGTATCCCAATCGCCTTGTATCTAGCACCGGTGAACATCATATCTAGTGGAATCTGACTCAGCGTAAGAATGTCTACTACTAGTTTACTTCTCCTATATCTACTAGCAGCACTAGTTAACTCTGAGTACCCTATGGCAGTAGTATCCAACGTCATCCTCTGCTGTACAAACTCTCTATGAATGAACGTTTTCTTGTATGCTTCAGTGTAGTTATCGTCTAGTGATACCATATATGCACAGAATCTAACTGCATTCACATAGTCAGAGATAGATGCCTTATGCTTTGTCATCACAGACTCATATGTAGTCAGCGACTGCAGTAGCGTCTCACCTTGGAACTCTGCCTCGTTCTGTGATGCATTGATAAGCTCAATGACTTCTTCTGTTATCGCATTTTTTCTTGACGGAAGTGCTTTCTGCATTAGTTCCATCGTAACTATATTTGCCATAGTTTACCTTACTGTACTTTGTTCATTTAATTATCTATTGATTTACAACACATTTTTACCAACATGTTGTACGCTATTCTTATATAGTACTACAACTATCCGACATTTGTAAATATGCTGCTACCTTCTTACCTAGTGCAACCTTCTGTATTCTCAGCTCATTCCACTTACCTCTATCCCAGTACCACTCAGGCATACCTAGATCGAACTTCACCTCTTCTAATTCTAGTTCAGTCTTTAGAAGTAGGTCATCTACACTACTAGTATCATAGCTTATCGTTATCTTCACTATTTATTACCTTCCTGTGCGGCATGTCTTCGATTGCTGTCTGATCTATGGAGATTGGTTCACCTGCTAGTAGTTGATCGTACACTTCTACCACTTGTTCTAACGGACAATAGAAGAACTCAGTATGACCACCAAATTCATATTGAGTTTCATATCGGTACCTATGGAAGTACTCATGTAGGAACTGTTCTTTCTTAGCTATATCAGTAGTTGTCTTGAATCTTTTCACATAGCATTCGGGGAATACTCGGTACTTTTTCCATATACCTATTAGTATCTCACTAACCCTTTGCTCTACTTTACTTCTACTAGTTATTCCTATCTTAACTAATAACCTATCCTCTAGCTTTATCTGTAGCACATACACTATACCATTATCACTACCTACATCCGAGGTGTTAATCTTTAGGTTCAGTTTCATAGCTACTTCTCTCCACTATTATATCTAGTAGAGCTTGTAACTCTGCTGTACTCCAACCATTAACTAGAGTAGCTACTGCATTGACCTTCAACCTATCCACCTCAGGAGCTACCCATTCATCTGCTTCCTTACCTATTGGAACTGGTTCATCCTTAGGTTTGGTAGCTTTCACCCATTGTACAATACCTAACAAACTATCAGTGAACTTCCTGTAACTACCACTACCTATATCAAACTTGCTACCCTTCTCCAATAGGTCAATGATATCTAATCTACCTAGCTTCTCTAAGGAAACTACATGTTGCAGGTTAGTCAGTGAACATCCAGTAGCTAGTACAGCCTCAGGTTGCTTCATCCCATCACGGTACAATCTATATCCATTGATAGCTAATTGTGTAGGTGACTGATGCCTTCTTCTCTCAGTAGACATAATCTTAGTCTTAACCTCCGATATCTTCAGGTTATTATTCAGATTACTCGTAGCTATCTTATCTATACCTAGTTCCTTCAGTGCTCTCAATCTATGTCTACCATCTACAATCTTGCCTCTGTATAGCAACACTGGTTGCAACTGCCCATTAGT